GCCAAAACGATCTAACAAAGATAACACAACCATACATCTTGGATACATTTGGTGTGGAAGTGAAACGTTGCGACACAATAGAACAATACGTAGAATCCATAGACAACGCCTGTCTACACAAGTACTTCTCCAAGTACTGGCAGAACGACATGAAGAAATGGAAGTATTCGGGCGTGGCACTAATCGACGAAGTGAACAGTCTCAAACCAAGGGCAGTGCTTGATGTAGGCTGTGGCTACAACGAATTCAAGGGCAAGATTGATAACCTAATAGGCATAGATCCCTACAACGATCGAGCGGACCTACAGGTCAGCACACTGGAGTACAAGACGGATCAACGGTTTGACGTGATCATGTGTCTGGGTTCGGTGAACTTCGGTAGCCGGGACAAGATAATCGCAGAAGTGTCGAGATGTGTGAACCTGTTGGCAGAGGGAGGTACCATGTTCTTCAGGGTCAACCCAGGTGTGCAACACGACAAACCCGAGGCAGATTGGATAGAATTCTTTGCCTGGAATGTTCCGTTTATAATAGAACTGGCAGAAATTTTTAACTTAAAAGTGCTAGATATACGTGATGACACCAACCAACGTAAGTATTTTGTGTATAAAAAACCGGTCTCCCAGTAGACTTATGTTAGAATTGTGCTACAATAAGAAGTAAATACCTACAATGCAAAAACACACTAAAAGTTTATTAGAAGAACTAAGCTCAATGCCTCTCAGAAGAGACAAGGAAGAGGTTGTGGAGAGCAGGGCTTCTCACATCCTGGAGAGTGCCATAAGACTGATGAGCTACATAAGGGAGAACTTCGATCAGGACACAGCGTTCAAACTAGAGAAGAAATTCAATTCAGCGATCAAGAACATGGACGCATCCAAGTTCAGCAAAGGCGTCGCCCGTATAAAAGAGAACAGAGACATCAAAGAGAACGTGCTCAAAATCAAAGACGGCGAATACAAAGAGGACTAATCAATGTTGATAGAAGATGTCCTTACAGAATTCAAGAGGACACACCTTGAACACATCGAGGACATAGTGATCACCGATGGCTATGAGGGAGGCAAGGCTGTGGTGGAATACTTTAGGGGACTACTACTGACACTCAAAGGCACAAGTTCAGAAGCGATGAGTGTGTCTGTGAAGTGGGACGGCGCTCCTGCCGTGGTGTGTGGAACCAATCCAGACAATGGCCTTTTCTTTGTTGGAACCAAATCAGTTTTCGCCAAGAACGCAAAGGTTAACTACACTAAGAAGGACATAGCCAACAACCATGGCACAGACGACCTGGGACAGAAGTTGTTGAAGTGTCTTGTGCATCTGAAGAAACTGAACATACAGGGCGTGGTGCAGGGTGACCTGTTATTCACTGACGAGGACATCACACGTAAGAATGTGGATGGCAAACCCAATCTAACATTCACGCCCAACACTATCACCTATGCGGTACCAGAAGCGAGTGAATTGGGCAAACAGATAGATAGAGCCAAAGTGGGAATCATATTCCACACAACATATGTGGGCGACTCCTTGGCAGACATGAACGCACAGGGAGGAGCAGATGTGAGTTCCTTCACAAAGAATAATGATGTGTTCTTTGACAACGCCACTTACAAAGATGTATCTGGTAGTGCCAAGTTCACAGACGACGAAACCACCAAGTTCTACAACGGCATAGAGAAGTTAGAAGGACTATTGAATAACGTTCCACGTAATCTATCAAGTGTATTGGGACAGAACCAAGACTTCATACCTATGTTCCAGATGTACATCAACGCGATGGTCAAACAAGGACAACTACCTACAGACGTTGCCAAGTTTTTGCTAGGATTCAAGAAGTTCTACGCAGACAGGATGCAACAACAGATGTCAGGACTGAAGGCACAGAAGGCCTTACAACTGAGACAGGACAAGATGAAGCAGATGCCACAATTCCTTGCACGTGCAAAGGCACCACTACAGGCGATGCTTACATTCTACAAAGCGGTTCAGACAATGAAAGCATTTGTTCTTAAGAAGATGAACCAGGCACAGGCCATAGGTTCATTCCAACAGACGGATGGCGGACTCGAAGTCACAGAGCCTGAGGGTTTCGTTGCCGTGGACAGGTCAGGTAACGCTGTGAAGTTGGTTGATAGGTTGGGATTCTCAAGAAGAAACTTGACGGCTATCAGCAAATTCAAGAAATAGATTCAAAGTTTTATTAATTTCAATACTTAATTTTTGTTTATTAAAGAATGTATCATGATTGTGTTTCCTCAGAGCTTGAGTTTGTAGGTAAATGTCCTGCCAGTCCTTTGTGAGCAGATTTTCACAGGTTTTTACTATCTTATCAATGCGCCTACTTTTATCCATTTCTAGATCATAACCCTCGTCAAAGTAGTTGGCGAATGTTTTAAAGCCCATCTCACGCAACCTCTGTAGATAAAGGTAATTGCCATGCACCACAAAAGGTTGCTGAGCGATAATAGGTTTCCAGATCTTCTCAGTCATAAAGATTTCATCATTGGTGTCATTGGTCTCTGACACCAGGCTGTACTTGGTGTCGTTGTAGGGCTTTTCGAATATGTCCTGGTCCCTTCCCATGGGGGGATATTCTTGTGCCCATGGCAATTCATATCCGGGATTTAATTTGATATCCTGATCCCAGTTTGTGTAGAGGCTGTTGGCCAACAGGTGTTCTACACGTTGGAACATTTCTTTCCTGTGTTCACGTGGGAGTTTGTTGAGGTAGAGGAAATCAAACTTTTTGGAGCCATGATCGAACATGTAACTTTTTTCAACGTGTTTCTGGCGCATGTAGAACCAAAACCAACTGACCCCACCTGACCATTTTATGTGTTCTATCTCTATCTTTGGATACAGGTCATTGTTTTCTATGTTGTGGATGCTCTCCCATGGGGTGGCCTTGATGAACACGAAGCCCTGACTGTGTAGCAGATCACACCTCCTACGCAGTTCGATATCAAACTCTGTGTTCCTGTTTATCCTGACGTTACTATACCTCGTGTCTATCACCGCAAAACGTCTGTTGTAACTTTCCAGGTCATATTCATTCAGGGTGTAGTATTCACCGGTCATGTCGAACATGTGATTTTTAAGACTGTGATGGTTCACGAACGACTCAAGGTTCTGATGATATCCGGTCTTCATTATGTCTGTGAGAATAAAGTTTCGTTGCATATAGCCTATAAATACCCGTATGTTAACACCATTTTTAAAGTATGTATCTGAGGGCAAGGTCATAAGGCGACATAGTGACTTGCAGAGATACACTTTCCCAGAGGTCACAGAAAGGATATATCTTAGTTTCCTGGCACTGGCCCTGATGAGTCAGAACAAGGACACACAGTCTTTCGCCAAGTCATACGCTGATCACACAATGGCCAAGGGAACTTTCGACCAAGTCAGGATGATCAACAATGATCTATCAAACATGTTGGCCATCGTGTCGGGTGATCCCGAGATAACCAAGAAGCTCAAGAATAAGGACCAGGCACAGGCCATGAGGCAGAGACAGCCGGTACCGGTGATGGCACTGAGGAGATACCTGAGGACCTGGGAGGATCACTACCGGAATCTAACACACCTGGAGAGGGCACTGAACATACAGGACGCCAACCTCAAGAACATCAGGCGAGCAGTGGCCAACTACACCAAGTTGGATTCAAAGATGAAGATGCAGACCCTACACAGACTGCAACAACAATTACAGGCCAAACTGCCCAACACTGACATACTGAAGAAATTCAAGGAACTGTAATGGAAGAACCAAGAAAAATCTGCCATAGGTGCAACTGCGATCCACACTGCGATGAGTCCTGCTCTGACTGTGAGAAGTGTGATCACTGTGACTGTGACAGATGCCTAGAGAGGGCATTTTGAAAATGATCAAGTACATCTGCGAGAAGTGTGGGTGCGAACAGCACTGTAGAAAATCCTGTACCGAGTGCAGGGACTGTCCAGACTGTGCTTGTAAAGAGTGTGATGCCAAACGAAAATAGTTACTGGGTACTCTACGGTCAGCACACAGAACCCACATTCCTAGAAGAGGCAGGCAACGGTCAACAGGCGCAGAGGGACAACAGTCTAAAGTATGTAAAGAGTTGGAGGAATGCCCTCGACATAGGAGCCAACGTTGGCGAATGGGCAAGACCCTTGGCCAAGAAATTTGACAAGGTCATTTGTTTCGAACCAAATCCCAACTTCAGGAATTGTTTTGAAAAAAATATTAATGAAGACAACGTCATACTTCATCCATATGGTCTGAGCACACATTCACACACCGCCGAGCAAGGACATAATGAGACGCACCTTAACTTCGTTGTCGGAGACACTGAACCTCGTGATGGAGACATCGAGTGCAGATCGCTTGACAGTTTTGAATTGACAGACGTAGACTATATCAAGATAGATGTGGACGGGTTTGAAGTTCCTGTGCTACGAGGCGCAGAACAGACCTTACGTAGAAATAATCCTGTGATCAACATTGAGATGAAGGAAAGAAAAAGACCTAAAACTGTGCAAAAATGTCGTAAATTGTTGCAGAAATACGGATATTCATTTGTAAGTCGTGTCAGAAGTGATGAAGTCTGGTTGAAATCTTAATATTACAGCATAATTTACCAATCTTACCAATAAATACTTGCAACTTGATTCCTGAGCGGAATCAAAGCATATGTTAACAGAAAAAAAGGAGGATAACAAATGCCAATATCACCAAACAGAACGGTGACTGCACTAATCGGAGAGCAAGACTTTATCGGTAAGGCAATCACTATGATCGCAGTGGACTGGGACGTAGACGCTGACGCTTCAAGAGAAGCCATGGAAGCAGTCTCTAACACTATACTATCAAGAGCAACAATCTTAGCCGCAGGTGCGGTTTATGACACTGGTACGAAACAAGATTTCTTACTAGAAGGTGACTTCACAAGCACTATCAATGATTTCACATCATTGGATGGAACTGTGACAGGAACTTTAGCTCAAGTTTTAGTAGAAGACATCATCAACCTAGGAACAGTAGACTCGATTGATTTTACTTCAGGTACTGTTGCTGTAACAATTAAAACTACATTCAAATACGCATAATCGTATTGATTGTATCTTAATTAGAACAGGAGCAAACAAATGCCAGCAACTAAAAATAACTTTAGTCACGTTACTAATGTTGAACTAGAAGGTGTAGCAACATCTTCTTTCACAGTGGACTTCATCAACTCAATGGCGGCTGAAACAAGCGACTTGTCATCTGGATCTGCAACAGCAGGTTTAGAGGCGACAAGAGCAGTTATCGGTTCGTACATCAACATCCTTTCAGAAGGACCGTTGGCTGATGGAAACACACAAAAAACTTACACAGTTAGAACAGACTCTCTGGGTACTCTAATAAGTGGAAACACTTTAAGAGATGCCATCAGAGCGTTGAACGGTGCAGGTTCAGTTACAGCAACTATTTCAAGTGCTACAGTAACAGCAACTGACATCGCTATCTTAACTGCGGCGGCTGTATAATAATACAGACGTTAGGTAGTTTACCAAAAAGGGGCGGATCTTTAATTAGGTTCGCCCTTTTTTCTTGACTTAAATATCGGTATGCACGAGTACAGGATCCACACACTGATAGACATAACCAACAATGGTAACCTGAAACGGCAGTTTCCATTCACAACAGATGCAGGCAACGACATACAGGACAAGCACACCCTCGCCATAGCAAGGAATCAAAACAGCAACTTCTCAACCTTGGTGCAACTGCTACAGATGAGGGGTAACATCACATGGGAACACCCGCCACAAAAAATGGAACTGCCCGACCTGGGCAATCACGCATTCGGATCCTACTACGAAGGTGCACACTCCACCTGGCACTTCCAGTTCTTCACGGAACAATCGGGTGTGTACGGAGACTTCGTTGACCCAACGGCCAGCCTGGTGGAGGACTTCAGCCTCATACCTGTGGTTGCCGACTGCACCAACACAGCACACCTACCCATACACACCTTCGTCACCAAGGAAATGCAGGGCACTGACAGGCAGAAGATAATCGGTGCACTGACAGGCGGGATCATAAACACGTACTTTTCATACGCCGGTCCCACTGATAAATAACAGTACATTTAGGCACAAACAAAAACACACAGAGGCTCATCTAGGCAATGCGACAGGCACAGTTCCAGGCTATAACGGCGGAGATCAGAGAGATCAAACAGGAGTTGAGAGAATACATAATATTGATGAGTACAACAGAATTAGAAAAACAAAACCTTGAAGCACACGTGGACCTTTGCTCAGAGAGATACAAAGGGTTACACGATAGACTGAGTGCGATCGAACTTCGTCTGGGCAGAATGAACGAAGAGATGACAGCAGGTCACAAGTCACAGACAAAGACAATCATAGCAACGGCGGGCACAGTGGTCGCAGGCTTACTATCAACGGTGGTGGTGATCCTGATGAAGATGCCAGGCTAAAAATTACCAATACATGTTCATACAGATAGCACCGCGGGCCAAGGTCTACGTCACAGACACGGACGTTGAATTCATACGTGCTCACGCTTTGGAATCGTTCAGGAGTGACCAACTGTCTCCGGAGGACGCGGACAGGGCCAAGCGGTTGGCGGACAAGGCCATCTTTGTGCGAAAGAAACTTGACACCCACATGCAATATGCTTTAAATAGGAAGATAAAGTTTGTTGCCAATGACAGGAAAAAATAGATCAGAACTGGTAAAACAGATCGAGGCCTACGGGCTGAAGTCTAAACTGGCGGACCTGGCACAACGGGAACGGGCACGTCAACCTTTCCGTCACCTACCAAAACAGTTCTCAAAAGGCATCCTGATAGGCAACATAGCCATCGTACCCAAGAAACACACAGGCACCAGATACGTGTACGTGATAGCGGACATGTTGGAGGCCCAGATACTGCACGATGACATCAACCTCAAACAGACCGCGATCCTGGTGGCACACTACCTGGCGGATGGCAAGAACGTGCCCTACAACATATTGGACATTGACGCCAAACACGCCTCACAACTGTTCGACATACAGAGTGCCAAACGCATGATTAGGGAGGCACAGAAGAACAAGGACGAACAGATGGAGGACGTGTACTGGGACAGGTTGGACGTCGCTAACCGCCTAGCGGACGAGTGCAAGGCGAACATACAGCAGATCTTTAATGACACGTTCGGAGCATAGATAATAAATAAACACAGTATGAAGAGCTTAGACCTTACAAAACCAATTACTACAGAATCATTGCTTAAAGAATTCGAATCAAGATTCAACATGACCATGGATCTATCACAGTTCAACGAGGAAGAACTGCAGGACTACGCTAACCACGTGAGGACAAAGATACACGAGATCACACAGAACACACATTTCGGACAGGAACTCAAGGATGACGGGTACCAGAAGAACCAGATGATGTTGGACATCATCAACCAAGCGATACAAGAGAGAAAACTTGCCGAGTACGGTGGCTCTTCAGATCCAATGACCAAGGTAGCATCAACGACACTATCAGCGAAAAGCAAACTGGACAAGGGACAGGCACTGGACCAAGACGAGAAGAAGATCGTCAGCAAGATAATGACCAAAGAAGGTGTTGAGGAACAATCAGAATTAATTTTAGCCGCAAAAGACATGATGGACAAGGTCACGTCATTCTTGGAAGATCTAGCATCAATGAAGACAGAGGGAATGTTAGAACTGGCAGACAGAATCAGAGATGAAATGGGTGCTGAGAAATCAGACGCATTCCTACAAAAAATCCAACCAGCGATTGAACAGGCGGAAGCCACTTTAACGACAACCAGGCAAGAACTGGACAACGGTGTAAGAATATTGACCGGAGAAGAAGTAGCATCAGACCC